TAGCTGGTCCTTTTCTCATGCCCCCTGCTCCTGCAAATCCTTGTTTTTTTTGAATACTAGGATTAAGACCCTTTTTAGCTTTTTTTTGAGTTTCAAAACCGCCAGATTCTTTTACAAAATTTCTAACAACTTTATTAATTGCAGTCTGTCCTCCAGAACTTCGTAGTTTATTTAATTGTTTTACAAGGCTTCTTTGTTGTCCTGCCGAAAGTAAAGATGAGATATTACCCATTTCTACTCTTTCTTTAGCAGACAAAGCTTTTTTTGATGTTTTCATTGCCCCCATTTTATTTACTCCATAATTTTTTTAAATAGTTTTGAACCATAGTTGATTTAACGGCTAAATCGTGTTGTTTGTTATTTATTGCGTGGGCGTTTACTTCGTAAAGATTACGCAACACGTAACTTTGTTCATAACTAACATTAGTAGATAACCAACCTATCAATGCTCTTCGTAATCCCCCCGTTACTTTATTTACGCTGTGGGGGTATATGATTGGAAAAAATAAAACTTGACCTGCTTTTAATTTAAAAGGTATTTCACCTATTTCATTGTCAAGTACAAATTCTCCACCTTCATAATCACTCGATAAACAAACTGTAAAACCGTAATCAAAGTAAGTGTGGTTTATTTTAGGTTCGGCTTTAAAGTTGTCAACATGTTTGTTGTAATAATCACCTTCTCTGTAGTGGTTGTAAAAATTAACCGATACACGAGTTGGGTTAATAACTGAATCAACAAACGGGTTGTGTATAATTCTTGCTGATACTAAACTTCTTATTTCATCGTCTATTTTTACAGATTCTGAATTTTTCTTTATTCCTTTTAGGGGTTGTGTTTTGTTTCCATCTTCCATGCTCGGGCAAAGTTCCAAACATCTTTTTACGTCATCTTTACTTAGTAATTGTAATAACATTGTTTACCTTTTTACTAAAGATACTCCCCCGTTTTATAAAGTAAAGAAGGCAGGTTGCCCTGCCCCCTTTTATGTAGTCTTACGTTCCAGTTGAAACTGTAGCAGCTTCTACTGGGTTTTTAGAAACGTCACACATTACAACGTGGATTCTAAAACGTAGTGCAGATTCTCCTGATGATCCACCATCGAGAATTAACGCATCGATAGTGTCAGCAGAAGTAAGCATTTTTGGGTTAGACCCTGATGCTCCAACTGCGGCGTTTAGAAAAGGTGAAAAACCCGCAGCACATGCTGATCCATCAATAAATGTATCAACGTCACCGCCAGTAAAACCTATATCCATAGTAATCTGTCCGTTACCTCTTGCTTCGAGAACTTCGAGACATCCACCAACGATCATAGTGTCAGCAGGAATGTCCATCATCTGAACAACATCTCCGCCTGTACCACCATCGGCAGTATCCCAAACTTTAGAAGTTCTAACGTAAGCTTTAGCACCATCAGCTATATGTCCTGTAGTGCCACCACCAGTAATGGTGTTATTATATGTAGCCATAAGTCAGTCCTCCCTAATTAAGCGTAGTCTATAACGCCACGAACAAGAGCTTCTTGTCTAAGTACTTTTCTTCCGAAGACATGTAACCCTCTAATAACGTCAGAGAATGATTCAGTTGAACGTACCACTTCGGTCTTAGCGATGTGAGACGCTGTAGCACAAGCTGAAATGTGACCTGCAAGAACAATATGCTCAGATGAGTCTGTTGCTAATGTAGCAGAAGCATCTGTTAATGTTACTTGGTCAGTTCCGCCTGTACTGTTTAGTGCAGTAGATTTATAACATCTAAAGCCTGCAAGAGTACCGACTGTTGCAAGTCCGTTTCTTAATGGAGAAGTTCCATCGCCTGTAACTTGTACTTCAGCGATTTTGTTCCCTGCTTGAAAAGCCTTTTCGTAGAACTTTGGAGGTGCTACGAACCATCTGTTTTCTTCAGGAACAGATTGGTCATCTAAAAGTCTTCCCATAGTAAGCATTAAGTTAATACCTGCATCGTCAGTTTCAACGTTAATAGGAGCATTTGCTGTTCCTAAAACGCCTGCAGCTTCTGTAGTAGTAGGAGTTGTACCAGATACTGCAGAAGATACAATACCTGCTCCGTCTGACATAACTTGAAGAACGTTAGCATCGTACTTTCTCTTCAAGGAGTAAGCTCCTGAAGAAGTAGACAACGCTTCCCAGTTTACATGGGAGTGTCTTTCTTCAATGTCGTCAATCTTAAATGCAAAAGCATTTGCTTGATCGACAGTTAATTGGACTTGATCGTCAGCCAAGTCTTGAGGGTTAACCACAGAACCTCTAGTATACGCTGATACAGTGATTGTAGGCTCTTTGATTATATTTACGGTGTCACCAAAGTTTTCAATTTCCCCAGTGTAATCGGTATTAGTAATATCCTCTGCAACCGAAGCACGTCTAAAGAATTTGAGAACCTTTTGGCTAAAAATTGAGGGTGCAAAATTACCACTAGGTAAGTTAGCGTACCCCGCAGATGTACCGAAAGCCATTTTTTCTCTCCTTCCTCATTTTTATGAGGTTTAGTTATTTACGTCTATTCGCCCTTCTTCTCGTGCTAGATCTATTTCTTTTTCAAGCTTTTCAAACTCCCACGATTTAAGCTTGGCGATTTCAGAACTCTTCCAAATCTTTTTGTTAGAACCTTCTTTTGTTGCAACTTCTCTTGGTTGTTGTCTTGTAACCGTTGCTGCAGCGTCTGTCGCTTCTTTTGATTTAGCAGACTTCTTTGTTGTGGTAGAGATTCCACTCTCTGCCTTGTAAAGAGATATGATTTTACCTGCCCATTTTGCATCAGTATTATTTTTATAAATACCGTCACTTAATTGTTCAGGTTGTTCATCAAGCCAACCCAAAAATTTTTCGTCAGTTTTTAACTCGTGAAAGTCAGGGTGCAATCGAAGAAGTTCTTCAAATGCTTTTTCTTTTTCAAGATTTTTTTCCCGTTTTTTTACAGAGTCTATTTCCTCACGAAGTCTTGCAACTTGAGTTTGAGTTTGCAGCCCTGATACTGTTTCAACAACTTCAAAAACATCGGGGTATTTTTCTTTAAATTCCTCTAGTTCTTCAAGTGTCTTTGGTGGTTTTGTGCCTGTTGGCATTTCATACGCACGCTTTTTAACAGTTTCTAATTGGCTTTGAAGTTCTTCACGTTCATCTTTAAACTCGTTGAGTTTTGCATCGTAATGTTTTTTTAAATCATCGTAACGCTTTTTGTAATCGTGATCTTCTTCTTTTACCTTTTTTGCTGCAAAACTGGTATCACTCTGTTGAGTAGCCACTTCTTGTGTGGGGTCATTTTGAGCTTCCTCATTTTGTTGCTCTTCTTGTTGCCCTTCCTCATCATCTTTGTAAACTTCCTCTCGGTATTTACCTCGATAAAGATTAGGGTTATTTGTTACTCCAAAGGAGTCGTTTGGTTTGTTGGCTCTTACACCTCTTACTTTTGTTGTTGCCATAGTTTTACACCTCATTTATGCAGTGCCACTGGCTGTGGGTAGCTGCTTCGGTTTTGGTCAGTGCCACTAATACGTGGGTAGCTGACTAAATTCCTAATTTCTCTATACGATTTCCTTTTTTATCGTAATCTGGAATTATAAATCCTTTAGTTTTATTTTCAATAGGGGTATGAACATCTGGTTGTATTTTTTCTCTATTTCTTTCTACGTCAGAAATTATTCCCATTGATTTTTCATCTTGTATTTGTTTTAATGCTTTTTTAAATTTATTAACATAATTTGTTCTTTTATCAGAAGGAGTATTACTGTAGTATGTTGCCACTGCTTTTTCTAAAGATTTACTGCCTACTAACTTACTTTGAAAAAACAAATTAGCAAAAGTATTATAATGTTTTTTGTGTTCAGAAACTGGTATTAATCCTTCCCCGTCATTACCTAATTTTCGTATATATTCTTTTGTGGGTATCCCGTATTCTCGTGCTTTATTTTCAACTGGTATTTTTTTTCTATTATTATCAGGCCCTGTATACACAAATTTTTTTCCAGTTTGTTCAAGGTTTACTCTTTGTTTACCCGTATCTATAAATTTTTCTGCGTACTCTATCTCTTCAGGAGTAAGATTTTTTCTATTCTTTTTTAAAACTTGTTGCATAGCCGTATAAGTCATTTGGCGTAATCCAAATGCAGATGATCCTTCAGGTCCTTTAACTGTAACTTCAGTATACTTATATGGATTATCTCTGTATTTATTTCTCATTTGAACATCCATATTTACATCCCCTGTTTCTACTCTTTCTAACGCTTGTACAAGCAAAGGATAGCTTATTCCAAAAAACTTTCTTGAAGGAGGTGGCATAGGAGGTTTATCTTTTTTTGTTTTTCTTTTAATAAAAGTTTCGTAAGCCTTTTCTTGTCTCGGAGTTTTTTTAAAACGATCTGGTTCGTTTTCATACAATCCAAAAATTCCAAGAGCTTTTAAAATATCTTCTATACCGAATCCTGCTTTAATTACCTTTTCGCCTTCTGCCTTTCTAACACTTCCCCCTAAATACGCACCTTGTGGCAATCCTGCATTTTTTTGAATTTCTTGTGTGCGTCTTTTACCACGATTATTTATTTTTTCTAATCTGTCGTAGCCTATTTCTTTTGCAACTATTTTAGGAATAAAAACTTCGTTTTGAGAAACAAGTAACTTTACTTTATCCCTAATATTTATTCTTGGATTTCCAAAATTAACGTTAGCTCCTCTTTCTTGTAAATTTGTAATTGCCTTACCAATCATATTTTGCAAGTCTTGTTTACCTGCAAATTCTGCTGCTGCCGCATTAATAATAAAATCACCTTCTTCTGCATCCATCGGCTTGTTGTCAGCAACAGTTTGTTGCGGAGGAACGTTTGGTTTGTGTCCGCCTATATATTGTGGGGGTCTAACTACGTTTGGGTTGTTCATACTTCATCCCATCCTTCAGTCGAGCCTGATATGCCAGTAGTTTCATAATCATCAAAACTATCTCCATCGTCACCGTCATCAGAATCTTGAAAGAAAGGGTCTGGCAGTGGAGCAAATTCAGCAACTTTAGCTCCTCCTTTTCCTTGCCCTGTAGTTGTGTAACGTTGACCCGGCTCAAAAGTAGTTGGTGTGTAGGTAGGCGTTATTTTTGCTGACAAATCTTCACCTTTTCCTATCCACCCTACTGATGGTGAAACACCCGAAAGTACATCTGGTAATCGTGTTCTTGTTACTTTAGCTGTTGTAGGAGTTGTAATTGGAGGAGTTTTTGTTACATATTTTTGATCAATTTCTGATTCGTATAATCCTGTTCGTGGATTGTATATATCCATTGGGTCAGGTGTTCTTAATATAGAAGCGGGAAGTTTAGCTTCGTCTGGAGAAAATCCTATGAATCTATCGTCAAATTCACCTGAACCAAATCTTTTTGTAGAATCTACAATATCTGTACTAAATTCACCCGGACCTAATTGTGGATAATTTGCATATTTTCCAGTGCCAGAAATAACATCTGTTTCTGCAAATTCACCTGAACCAAATCTTCCTGTAGGTGTTGGTTTAGTTGTAATACCACTGTCGTCTTCTCTACCCGTAGTTCGTGGTAAAGTAGGTGCTAAAAGTTTGTTTTTAATTTTGGTAGCTTCATCTTTTGTAACCTTTCCCCAACTAAACATATTTCTGCCTTTTCTTACTTCCGCTAACCATTGTTCTGCTAAACTTCTGTTACCACCAAACTCTTTATTTGCTAATTGTATTAATGCTTTTTCAGAACCGTAATATGACGTTTGACCATTTGCATCTACAAACCAACCATCTGCACGGTATCCCCCCACACCACCAACACCAAATCCTTCTTCGTCAGAAATACCATTTTTTACAGGTAAAAATCCTTTTTGTATTGCTTCCATATTTAAAATTTTTTGATTAGTCGTTCCTGTCGGTAACGTTCCGATATAATTTATATCTCCGGGTCGTCTTACTAAATACGTTCCATCTACGTTAATGGCATACCCTGTATCTTGTAAAGGTGAACCCGCAACTTCTTTTCTTTGTGGGTGGTCTAAAGGTAAATCGGATATATTAAAAGCTGCTTGAGCCGCTTGAACTTCTTTTGAAGCTGCCATTTTTTCACTTATTGCCATATTACCTATAACATTAAGCATACCTCCTCCCGGATTTTCTGTACCCCACGGGGTATTTACAGGTTCTCCAAATAATGCTGATCCTATCAAAGCACCTGAAGGTCCTGCTATAGCATACCCTAAACTTGTTATAGTAGCGTTTCGTTGAAAATCGGATTTGTCACCAATACCTTTACTTTTTTTGTAATCATCCCATGATTTAGCTGAAAGATCCATACTTTGTAAATCTACAGCATTTACTTTTGCATCGTAATAGTTACCTACAGCTTGTAACGTTCCGTCAGGAAGTTTTTTAAATTGATTAGAAAGAAGATTTATTTCGTCAGAATCGTCACTACTTACTCCTGTTGCACTTAAAACTGTAGCCGTTTTTTGTTTTTTATCGTCATCATCATCATCATCATCTTTTACCGTAGATTTAATTCCTGTCATACTTAAATAATCTTTGTAAAAATCAGGTCTTCCAAGTAAGTATTCTTCTTGAGAGTACGCTTTTCCGGGAACAAATCCTGTATCCGTATATGTTTCTTCAGCCATTTTTAATTACCTTTTCGTGATTATTCTTCAACTCTAGGAGCATTTCCAGTAAAGCCAGTTTCCCCTGCAGTTGGCGTAACTCCGACTCCGATTGTGCCGTTACCAGACCCTTGATTGTCAGTTCCTTCAGGCTGTTGAGGTACTCCACTAGGTTGTTCCATTCCTTGCTGTTGATTAGGGGCGACAGCACCTTCGCCTGTTCCTTGTTGAGCATCTTGCATCATTCCTTTTAACATTTCAGCGTATAACTGTGCTTCGTTGTGGTCGTTAACTAAAGTTTCTGGATCTATATCTTGTGCTATTGCAAGTTCTTTTATTAAATTTGGTATTTTTATAAAAGGTGCAAGCATCGGGTTAGATACGGTTTGAAGTAACGCAGTTAATCGTTGTGTACGTACTTCTTTTTGCATAACTGCAGCAACGCCACGTGGTTTTATTTCAAGATCCCCTTTAATTTCTTCAATATCTGGATTAAATTGCATGTTCCATTGAAAAAAAGCTTCTCCGACAGGTTTAAGAAGATTATCATCTATGTTCTTTATAACTGTTTTCATAGACAAACTTGCTGAACCCATCAACATTGATAATCCTGCAGCAGTTCTACCTGTACCCGTTACTCCTGTTTGTCCGTGAAGTATTGATGGTATACCTGTTTCTTCATCTGCAAGTTGCCTTGATATTTGATACATTTGTATATTTTCTGGTGCAGTATTAGGAAATTTTAATCCATTAATAGCAGTACCTGTTACTCCTGATTGTCTTCGGAATATTTTTCCGGGAAATATATCCATGTTTTGTCCGGGAACAAGACTTGCTTCGTCTACATCAAATACAAGATTACCTGCAAGTGCGAGATTATCTATCGCCATACGAACGTGACCGTTCATAAGCATCTGCGCATCTTCCATGTTTTCTGCTACACCAACTCCCCACAATTGATAAGGATTGATTTCAAATGGAAACGCTTGC